CTATCTATTTTAGTTAGTGGCCAAGATGAAGGAGATGAAAGAAAATCTATTGATGTATTGATGACCAAGCTACGTTCTTTAGTAGAAGAAACAGGAGTTGGTTTATTATTAGTATCACATCTTCGAAGACCATCAGGAGACTTAGGTCACGAGAATGGAAAGGAAGTTACTCTATCACATTTGAGAGGGAGTGCAAGTATCGCACACTTATCTGATAGTGTGATTGCTTTAGAGAGAAATCAACAAGCAGATGATGATGTTATAGCATGCACTACAACAATTCGTATATTAAAAAATAGATATACTGGAGAGACCGGTGTATGTTCTTACTTGCATTATGATAAAAAGTCTGGTAGAATGTCTCAAATAGATAATCCTTTTGAGGATGAATTTAGTCAAGCACAAGGAGTAATGTAAATGTTATTTAAATTAATATACAAAGATAAAAGTCCTGAAGTAAAACGAACAGTGGAACTAGAGGGAACATACACACTGGAAGAGGCACGAGAGAAACGTGCTTGGTTGAAAGAAACTTATAACTGGTATAGTCCAAATGTAAGAGTTCTTATAGAGAGAGTAGAATAGAATGAAATGTTATAACTGTGGAACAGAATTAATATGGGGTGGTGACCACGACTGTGAAGAACACGAAGACCATGCTATTGTTACAAACTTATCTTGTCCTGAGTGTGATGCTTTTCATTTAGTTTATTGGGGTCATAAAGAAGATGAAGAAGAAGATAAACAAATGTGGATAGAAGGCTATAAAGAATGGCTGGATAAACAAAAAGAAGAACCTGAAATGTGGGAGCATTATTGTGATGAAGAAAAAAGTATGATGGCTACAGGTAAAGGTGAACCTTGTAACTGGTGTGGAAAGGAAGAGGATGAAAGTAATACTTGATATCGAGACTGATGGTTTTAATCCTACTGTAGTGCATTGTATTGTAGCTAAAAATATAGATACTAATGTTGTCACAGTCTTTGACCCTAATAGTATGTATAGTTTTAAGAACTGGTCTAAAGGTGTAGATAAATTTATTATGCATAATGGTTTATCTTTTGATGCACCAGTGTTAAATAAATTATTAGATGCAGAGATATCACCAGGTAAGATTATAGACACATTAATATTATCACAGTTATTTAATCCTATAAGAGAGAAAGGTCATGGCCTGAGAGCATGGGGAGAAAAACTAAACATGTTGAAAGGTGGTGAAGGAGTAAACTTTTCTAAATATAATCAAGCTATGTTAGACTACTGTAAACAAGACGTAGAGATTACACACGCTGTTTACAAAGAGTTATTAAAAGAAAGCAAAGGGTTTACAAAAGAATCTATAGATTTAGAACACGATATTAGATTAATCATAGACCAACAAGAGAAGAATGGTTTTGCTTTTAACATACAGAAAGCACAGGAGTTACTAGCAAAATTAAAAGATGATATCTATGACTTGGAGCAGTGGTCATTAGAAGAGTTTGAACCTACTATTGTAGAGATGAAGACCAAGACAAAAGAGATACCATTTAACATTGGCTCTCGTCAGCAGATAGCTGATAGACTTATGAAGAGAGGTTGGAAACCTAAACAGTTTACTGATAAAGAAAACATAATCATTAACGAGGCTGTTTTAAAAACAATCAAAGAGCCGGAGTTGAAACTAACTGCAGAAAGATTTGCTAAATATTTCTTACTGCAGAAAAGGGCAGTAATGGTAGAGTCTTGGATTGAGGCATGTGATGATAGTAATAAAGTGCATGGTAAAGTTATGACACTTCGTACTATTACAGGTCGCATGGCACATAATTCACCAAACATGGCACAAGTTCCGGCCACATATTCACCATATGGTAAAGAGTGTAGAGGTCTTTGGACTGTATCAGATACTACAAAATATAAATTAGTAGGAACTGATGCTAGTGGTTTAGAGTTACGTTGTCTTGCACATTATCTTAATGATACAAATTATACAGACGAGATATTGAATGGAGATATACATACAAAGAATATGGAGTTGGCCGGTATACAAAACAGAGACCAGGCCAAGACTTTTATATATGCTTTTCTTTATGGTGCTGGTGCAGAGAAGATAGGTAAGATAGTAGGAGCTGGAAAACAACAGGGTAATATTTTAATTAATAGGTTCTTATCTAACTTACCTTCTTTGAAAAGACTTCGTAGCCAAGTAGAAAGTGCTGGATATAAAGGAAAGATAAAAGCTATTGATGGTAGATACTTAAAAGTTAGAAGTCCTCATTCAGCATTAAACACTTTACTGCAAGGAGCTGGTGCTATTATTTGTAAACACTGGTTAGTGCGTATTATTCACAGAGTATATAACAAAAAGTTAGATGTAAAACTTGTAGCCTCTGTGCATGATGAGTACCAGTTTGAGGTGGCTAACAAAGATGTGGGAGAGTTTTGTAGTATTACAAAGATAGCTATAAAAGAAACGGAGAACTTATTAAAATTAAGATGTCCTTTAGATAACGATTACAAGGTAGGATTAACATGGGCAGAAACACATTAGAGCCAAAGACAGAAGACAGAAAAAAGTTTGATTTAGATTTACAGTATGGCCAAGTAAAAGAAAAGATTATCGCTGACATGCTGCAAGATAAAAAGATAGAAGTAAAATCTGAAAGAGGTATGTGGTTAAAGACTGGTAACATAGCTATAGAGTTTGAAAGCTATGGTAAACCAAGTGGTATTGCAGCTACCGAATCAGATTATTGGTTTCATAATCTTTGTATAGGAGATGAAGTATATGGAACGCTAGTATTTAAAACAGATATGTTAAAGAACATAATAAAGAACACACCTAATAAAAGAGAAATATCAGGCGGTGACCATAATGCTTCTAAGATGTATCTAATGAATATACAAAAATTATTTAACGTAGATATAATTAAAAAAAGTGTTGACAGTAAATAATTTTTAATGTAAAATATAATTTTATTAACTAAAAAAGGAGAACACCAATGAGTGTTATAAGTGGAACTGCTTATTGGGCTAGCATACAAAGCCCTAACACAAAGTTTGAACCTAACTGGCAAATAGATGTAGGTAATCTAGATGCTGCTAATAAAGCTATTGCAGAAAGTGATGGTCTCAATGTAAAGACTGATGAGACTAAAGGTGATTATGTTACTATCAAAAGAAAAGTCAAAAGAAAAGATGGTAATGATAATAACCCACCTATCGTAGTTGATGCACAGAAAAGACCAATGCTTGAGTTAGTTGGTAATGGTTCAAAGGTTAATGTACTTTACACAACGTATGAGTGGAAGTATGCTGGTAAGGAAGGAGTATCTGCAGACCTAAAAAAAGTTCAGGTTGTAGATTTAGTTCCTTACGAAGAAAGAGAAGACTTTGATGTCGTCTCTGATGGTTATTCATCTGGTGAAACAGGTGGTGAAAAAATTCCTTTTGCCTCTTAATAAGGAATAGTGGGAGACTGTGTAGTTTAGCAGTCTCCTACGAAATAATATGAAAAAAATAGATACAATAGTAGAAGATATATACAGTTTATTCGAAAAAAAGAATGAAGAACTAACTGAAAAAGAAGTAGATAAATGTATAGATGACTTTGCTAACTCAGTTAAAGTGCACGTAAAAGATTTCTTAAAAGAACTGCCACAAGATAAACCAAGATTAAGATTATCTACAATAGGTAGACCGGATAGACAGCTATGGTATGATTTTAAAAAGCCACACAATGAACCTCTTGCACCTAGCACTAGGATTAAGTTTCTTTATGGATATATATTAGAGGAACTATTAATTATGTTGGCCTCTATATCTGGACATAAAGTTACACAACAACAAAAGCAAGTTCAGGTAGAGGGAGTAAAGGGTCATCAAGATTGTTTTATTGATGGAGTTTTAGTAGATTGTAAGAGTGCATCTGGTAGAGGTTACACTAAATTTAAATATAATAATTTATCTAGTGATGACCCTTTTGGTTACATATCTCAGATATCAGCCTATGCTGAAGGCAATGGTGTAGATGAGGCCGGTTTCTTAGTTATTAATAAATCAACAGGAGAGATATGTTATACTAAAGTACATTCGTTGGAGATGATAAATGCTAAAGAAAGAATACAAAGAATTAAAAAAGTTGTTAAGTCAGATGTACCACCAGATAAATGTTATGAAGCAATTCCTGATGGAAAGTCTGGTAACTATAGGCTCGATACTGGTTGTGTTTATTGCAATTATAAGTATGATTGTTGGAGTGATGCTAATGATGGTAAAGGACTTCGTATATACAAGTATTCGACTGGCCAAAGGTATTTCACACACGTTGAGAAAAAGCCTAATGTAGAGGAAGTTAAATGAACAAGGAGGCCTTTGTTTATCTTTGGTATGATTCAAGAAGTAAAATGTTTTATTTAGGTAAACATAAAGGAACACCTGATGATGGGTATACTCATTCATCTTGTAGATGGGAGCAGTTTAGTAGTAATTCTGTGCCAAAAGGAGTAAGAAGAAGAGTTCTTACCTATGGTTCAAATAAAGATATGTATAAGTTGGAGGATAAACTTTTAAGAAATAGAAAAGAAAAATGTTGGGATAGATATTATAATGAATCTATTAATGGAGAACTTTATATAGAGTGGACTGAAGAAAGAAAAAAAGAACAAAGTGAAATATCAAAAAGACATATGAGTGTAGAATATATAGGAAGAACAGGACACAATCGTTATATAGGAGAATGTTTAATTATTTTTCAAACAGATGAAAAGAAAATAATAATATTAGATGGAAAAGAAGTAGTTTGTTATAAAACTTTAAAAGTAGATAATTTAACTCACTGGTGTAGAGAAAATAATTATAATGTTGGAAGGGTGCATGCTTTAATAATTGGTTATATTTCATATAACACTAAACAAAAAAAAGTTTTATCATCAGGCGAAACTAGACTTTACAAAAAAAGAAGAAGTGTATACAAAGCAAAAAGACATAAAGATATTGTAAAAGTAATTTTATTAGATGAAGAAAAAAATAAAGAAGCTCAAATAAGAATTAAAAAAATGGAAGAAATATATAAAGAAGAAACAAAAAATTATAATAATATTTCTGAAGAAGAAAAAGAAAGAAAAAAATTAAATGCAAGTAGAGCTAGAAAAAACTATTGGTTAAACTTATCAGAAGAAAAAAGACAAAAAAATATAAAAGCTATACGTGAAGCCAATAAAAAAAACTGCAAGCCTATTTTATGCACATTATCTAAACCAACCGGAAATCCTAGAGCATCAAATACTAAGTTTATAGAGACTGGAAAAAAAATAAAATTTAAATCAGTAAAAGATGCAAAAAAATTTGGTTATGATATAGGCACTATAAGTGCAGTTGGTTTAGGTAAGAGAAGAAGTGTTGGTGGAGATTTAGGTTTTATTACAAAAGTAGAATATTTATAAAGTGAAAGACGAACCTGATATAATACATGTAGAAAATATTTTTTATTCAGAACCTATTAGCTCTGAAAGAAGATTATTTTTGTCTGTAATACTTCAGGCATTATTAGATGTATCTAAAAAAGTTATAACACCACAGGATAAAGTAAATAAATCTAGAGCAGAGTCTTGGTTTTTTACAGATGTTGGTGTGACGTGTGAAAACTTTGAATCAGTTTGTCAGATGGCCGGAGTAAATCCAAGTAAAGCCAGGTCATTTGCATATCAAGTTATGCATTCTAATGATAAGAATTTTTTAAGAAAGAAAATAAGAAACGTTTTAAGAGGCGAAGATGACAAAGAAAAAAGATTTGACATATGAACAACATTTTGATAAACTATATCAAGATATGATAAATTATGAGGAGCAAGCAAATATGGGTATGATGGATGAAGCCATTAAAGATACTGTAAAAGAAAAAGGTTTTACAAAAACAGATTTAAAGAAACAAGCATTGAAAGCTACATTAAAACAAGTAGGTGGTAGCCATTACAAAGATTGTAAGATACAACCTGTAGAATTTATTGTAGGTAATGACTTGACTTTTCTTGAAGGTAATATTATAAAGTATGTTACTAGACATAGAAGAAAAGGTGAAGGAAGAAAAGACATAGAGAAAGTAATACACTACGCAGAAATGATTTTAGAAATGGAGTACAAAGATGAATAATTATTTACCAACCGAATATCAAAGTTTTATACATCTATCTAGATATTCTAGATGGCTGCCTGATGAAGGCAGAAGAGAGACATGGATTGAAACAGTATCCAGATTAAGTAATTTTATGCAGATACATTTAAAGAAAAATTTAGGTGTAGATGTAGATAGTGAGACATGGAGAAAGATAGAAGATTATATTATTGGTCTTTCTGTTATGCCTTCTATGAGAGCATTGATGACTGCCGGTTCAGCACTAGAAAGAGAAAACATTGCCGGTTATAATTGTTCTTATATTCCTATTGATAATCCAAAAGCATTTGATGAAATACTTTATATACTAATGAATGGCACAGGTGTAGGTTTTTCTGTTGAAAGACAGTATGTAAATAAGTTACCTACTATTCCAGATAGAGAGTTTGAAAATACAGATGATGTTGTTGCTGTTGCAGATTCAAAAGAAGGTTGGGCCAGAGGATTTAAAGATTTAATATCTTATCTTTATACTTGTAGAATACCAAAGATAAATGTTAGTAAGGTGAGGCCTGCTGGAGAAAGATTAAAAACATTTGGTGGTAGAGCAAGTGGCCCACAGCCTTTAGTTAATCTTTTTGATTTTGTTATTGAAAAGTTTAAAGGTGCTAGAGGTAGAAAATTAAATACTATGGAGTGTCACGATATTGCGTGCAAAACTGGTGAGGTAGTGGTTGTTGGTGGTGTACGTAGGTCAGCTCTAATATCTTTGAGTAATCTCTCGGACCAAAGATTAAGAGTTGCCAAATCCGGTGCATGGTGGGACACAAACCCTGAAAGAGCACTGGCAAATAACTCTGTTGTTTATACTGAAAAACCAGATGCAGGTATTTTTATGAAGGAGTGGTTGGCCTTATATGAAAGTAAGTCTGGTGAAAGAGGTATATTCAACAGAGTTTCAGCACAAGAAAAAGCTAGAGAGAATGGTAGACGTAATGGTGATTATGATTTTGGTACTAATCCTTGTAGTGAAATTATATTAAGACCTAATCAGTTTTGTAATCTTACAGAGGTAGTAGTAAGACCTATGGATACTGAAGCTACGCTGCATGATAAGATAGAAGTAGCTACTATACTTGGAACAATACAAGCTACACTTACAGACTTTGGTTATCTAAGAAAGAGATGGCAAACTAATACAGAAGAAGAAAGATTATTAGGTGTATCTCTTACAGGTATTATGGATAACTCTATTATAAATAGAAGAAGAGAGAGATTACCAGAGATACTACAAAGTATGAGAAACAAAGCTGTTGTAACAAATAAAGAGTGGGCTGAAAAGTTAGGTATACCACAGTCAACAGCTATTACATGTGTTAAACCCTCTGGTACAGTTAGTCAATTAGTTGACAGTGCTAGTGGTATTCATGCAAGACACAATCCTTACTATATTCGTACAGTTAGAGGAGATAACAAAGACCCATTAACAGAGTTTATGAAAGAGCAAGGCATACCAAATGAACCAGACGTAATGAAACCAGACCATACTACAGTATTTTCTTTTCCTATGAGTTGTTCTGATACTGCTATATATAGAAATGATATGTCAGCTATTGAACAATTAGAAATATGGAAGTGTTATGCACAGCATTGGTGTGAACACAAACCTTCTGTAACTATATCAGTAAAAGAAAGTGAATGGGTAAATGTAGGTAACTGGTGTTGGGATAATTTTGATTATCTTTCTGGTGTATCTTTCTTACCTTTCTCAGACCATACTTATCAACAAGCACCTTATCAAGATATAGATAAAGAACAATTTGAATCTTTACAATCTAAGATGCCTGAGAAAATAGATTGGTCTAAACTACAAGACTTTGAAAAAGAAGATAACACTAGAGGTTCACAAGAGTTGGCATGCACTGCAGGTTCATGTGAGTTAGTTGATATTTAATTTTTTTGTTGCAATAAAATAAAATAAATGATATAATATCTCTATGGCAAGAGCAGTAGTAGGAGCAGGTAAAAGATTAAGAAGTTTTTTTAAAAAGATTACTTCTATAGGTAAGTCTAATAGGACTAGACCAAAAAATAAACATAAACGTAGAAACTATAAAAAATATAAAGGACAAGGTAAATGAATATGAAGATTAGAAACGATATGGATACAGTATATATTGGTTATGACCCAAGAGAACATGCAGCCTATGAAGTATTAAAGTTCTCTATAGAAATACGTGCTAAGAATCCTGTAAGAATAGTGCCTCTTAAAAAAGATGCATTGATTAAGAATGGTATGTTTAGAAGAAGGTCTAATAAGATAGGTAATCAACAGTATGATGAGATAGATGGCAGACCTTTTTCTACTGATTTTAGTTTTACTAGATTTCTTGTACCACATCTAAGTTTATACACAGGTTTATCTTTATATATGGATTGTGATATGTATTGTTATGGAGATATAACAGAATTATTTGATATGTGTAGAGATAGTTATTATCCTGTGTGGGCAGTGCATCATAAGTATGCACCTGAAAAAGGTGTAAAGATGGATGGCCAGGCACAAGAACCTTACAGCATGAAGAACTGGTCTAGTCTTATGATGTTTAATAATGAACATCATTATTTAGATAAACTAAGTGTTGATGCTATTAATACAGAAAAAGGTAGATGGTTACATACATTTAAATGGTTGCCTGATGAAGCATCTGATATAGGTCAAATACCTGAAGAATGGAACTGGCTTGATGGGCATTCACCAGAAGACATGAAACCAAAGATTGTTCACTTTACAACAGGTGGACCTTGGTTTGCTAAGTGGAAACCTAGAGGAGTAACTGAAGGTAAGTATGCTGTGAAGTGGTGTGAAGATGCTAGATGGTTACAGATGAAAGGTATTATACCAAGAGAAAAGGATTATTTAATACAATGAGAGAGTTAACTAGCACATTATATAAGTCTTTGAAATGTCATTATAAAGGTGAAATAAATAAAGCATTATATCAACTTGATTTAGCATTTCAAAAACCTGTTGCAATCGGTGAACATCCTAAGATAGTAGAAGATTGTATTGTATTAATTAAACAATTAGCAGAAGCTGAAGAAGCATTAGAAACATTGGAGAAAAATTTTGGAATCTACAGAGAAGCAAATTAATATTGTTACATCTTTTAGTGAGACAATATTAAAAGATACTGCAATACATTTATTAAATTCAACAAAAGAAAATTTAGACACAAGTATTAACTTTACTGCCTATCATCATGATTGTAAGATAGAGGCATACTCGTTACCAGATTATACTTATAAAAATTTACATGATGTAAAAGACCATGAAGATTTTTTAAAAAGATATGCGGAGCATGATGGCACAGAAGAAGGTAAGATACCATACAATGAAAAGCTAGATGCATTGAAGTGGTCACATAAAGTATTTGCCTTAACAGAAATGGCATTTGATTTAGCTGAGAAAAGTAAAAATCCTGGTTGGTTAATATGGATAGATGCTGATTCTTATTTAAAGAAAAGACTAACAAAGCAGGATATGTTAGCTATGTTAAATGATAAAGCTGATATGGTTTATAATCCTGATGAACCTTTCTTCATGGCTTTTAATTTAGATAAACAACCTACTGTGGATATACTAGCAGATTTACGTGGTGCATATATACTAGGTGAAATGATTAAGTATAGAGAGTGGCATGATTATTATGTTTTATCTAGATTGTTAACTATCTATCAAGCACATGGTATGAAAGTAGAACAAACTAATTCTATGAATGATTACTTTTATCATTTTGCTGGTAGACCAGACTTTTCTAAAGTTGCTATAAGAAAAGGTAATGGTGAAAGAGCTTTTCCTTTATCAGATAATGTTGCTCCTGATATTAAACCTAATAGATATCAACAGATATCACAGATAATGAAAGAATACAAACCAAAGACTGTGATTGAAACTGGTACTTGGAATGGTGGTAGAGCTATAGAGATGGCACTAACTGCATTCGATTATACAGATAGTTTTACATATCATGGTTATGATTTATTTGAAGATGCTACTATTGAAACAGACCATGAAGAGTTTAATAGTAAGGCACATAATAAAATGTCTGCAGTTCAAAAAAGATTAGAAGAGTTTGCAGAGCATATGAAAGAGAATAAAAATAAAACTTTTGTATTTGAATTACATAAAGGTAACACTAGAGATATATTAAAAGACCAAGGTGAATGGTTTGATATGGCATTGATTGGTGGTGGTAATAATGTAAAAACTGTTAGTCATGATTATGATTGTGTAAAGAAAACACCTATTGTAATGCTTGACCATTACTTTAGAGAAGATGATGATAAGATGGCACCTAATGATGCATACTTTGGTGTTAATGAAGTATGGAAAAAATTAAAAGAAAATAAAGATATTCGCAAACATGTATTACCTTCTGGTGATAGAGTAAAAGGTGGTGGATTTACACATTTTATGATTGTGTTAAGTGATAAAACTTTACCTAACATACCAGCAGATTTACAAAGAGTTCCTATTGTTGTTAATCCTAGAGATTGTGTACCTAAAGACTACATACGTAACAATATAAAAGATAATATGAAGTTAATACCAAAGGATAAATTTATAGAAAAATGTAGAACACATACAGACCATGCTATAATTATTTCTGGTGGTCCTAATATAGATTATAAAAAGTTAAAAGAAACTTTAGATAAACACCCAAAGGCTTTTACTATGTGTGTTAAACATGCATATCCTGGTCTTATTGCTAATAATATTAAACCAGATGCATGTATATTATTAGACCCACGTTCTATAGAGGGTGAAAGCACGCATGGTGTTAAGAGAAAAGACTTACTAAAAGACCTTGATGAAGATACAAAGTTTCTTGTAGCCTCTATGACAGACCCATCTGTTACTAATTATCTTATGGAAAAGAAAGCAGATATATGGGGTTGGCATGCATTTACAGAATCATTAAGAGATGATGAAGATAGAAAACATGCAATCAAAAATAATCAGGTAAAGATTAGAGAAGATGTAGGATTACCTGTAGGTGCTACGTTAATTACTGGTGGCACTTGTGCAGCTATGAGAGCTATTGGTATGTTACATACTATGGGTTTTAGAAACTTACATTTATTTGGTTTTGAATGTTCATTAGAGAAAGAACCTACAGATGATATGAAGAAAGAAACTACTGGTGCGGATGATGAACCTAAAAGACCAAAGTATTTTCAAGTATCTGTTGGTGATAAAACATACTGGACTACCGGTGAGTTATTAGCAATGGCACAAGATTGTGAGAAAACTTTTGCTGATAAAACTATGGGTATTAATTATAACTTTTATGGTGAAGATAGTTTAGTAGCAGAGATATGGAAAGGTGCATTAAATAAAGAAACATTACCTAATTATAAGGATATGTTTAATGCACAGTAGAGCCAAACCCTCACAGGATTATGTAGATTTATTAGCAGAATATAAAGAGCTACATAAAGACCCTAAATATTTTAATGGTATTTGTTTAATAACACACTTAAATACAGTGTCAAATATTATATTAAAAGAGGGTGCTAAAAGTGTCTTAGATTATGGTTGTGGTAAAGCCTTGTTGTATGATGATGAAAAGTATAAATCAATGCGACTAAATAAAAAAGGACAAACACTGCCTAAACCTTTACATAAAATATGGCAACTAGATTATCATGCTTTATATGACCCAGCATATCCTAAACATA